TTACGCTTCCGGAAGTGAGGGTAATCGAAGAATATCGGCCATATATTACCGTGCCGGCGGCGAAGCTCGTTGCGTCCACTATGAAATTCGTTTCATTTTCCATATTGCCGGTCAGGTCTGCGAAGACAGTCGCCGCCGTACATTGGAGCGCGAAGAAATCCCCGGCATGTGCCGCCGTGTCTTTTATGTAGAGCGAGCCTCCTCCGCCGCTAAGATTATATACTGTTACTTGTCCCATTTTATACCGTGGTTTGCGTGATTAAAACTGTTGGCCAGACGGCCGGATAGGAATTGATGACGATGCGATTTTGTTGCTGAAGACGCTCGACCCTGTCGATTTCTTGGAGGAGATATTCCTCCGCCTTGGCCTCCTCTAGATTGCTTTTTTCATTTTGGGCTTCAGCGCGATAATGGTCGGCGATTGCGGCAGAGAGTAGATGCCTTTCGAGGAATTGCGGAAGGTCCGTTTCCGCCCCTCCATAGTCATTGCTAGGCACTTTCGATCCTACGACGTAAACGGTCGTCTCCGAAGTGTCCGCCGGCAGGACCAGCCAACCGCCCAGCAGGCTATAACTTATTTGCCTCGCGGTTTGATCCTCCCAAGGAACTTTGTCCCAGACTGCGTAGACGTCGAAGAGGTCGGCGGCGTTGTCGACCTGGACTGCCCTGTCGGCCTTTAAAGTGGCGGACGAAACTGCGGCGACTGTCTTAGTTACGACGTTTATCAGTTCGGGCCATTTGCTCCGAGTCCATGCTCCGCGAACTCTGTCATTCAGGCTACGCTTGAGGGCCGCCTCCTCGGGGACAAGGAGCGTGTCCACTCCTATCGCGGACATGTACCTGTTCTTGAAATCGCTGTAGCTTACGACTCGCATCAATCAAGCTTGCATTCAGGATTGTCGCGGAGGTATTCCCGTTTGAAAGTTGGGTCCGACATGATTCCAGTCCCGTGCTGCTGCTCCATTCGCATGTAGCTCGCCATGTCGTAAACTGCGGTTGGCTTGAAGTCTCCCCCGCCCTTGACGTTCTTGTCGGCGTTGGCCCGGATGCGTCTCATGCGATCCTTGTAGCCCGCCTTTTCGGCGGCCTGCTCGCGATCCACTCGCTTTGCCAATGACTCCGATACTTCAGAGTCGCTTACTCGGCCCCGCTTCGGGCCTTTTCTTACGATTATGTTAACACTCATTTACCGCCAATTAACTGTTAAAAAAAACGGAGGCCGACCTTCCCCAAAGCCGGCCCCCGTATCCCCATCCCTAATAAACTATGAACTAAACTATAAAACTAAACTATCGAGCCAAGCGCGCGAGGATTCGTCACGCAGAGAGTAATCATCGCTTCCACGAAGGCACGTGGTCCGGCTCCGAGGTCAGGAAGGTCCTGACTGGTAATTCCTTCGAGGAACTTCAGGCTGACCGTGTCGTCGCCGGGAAGCAGATATGCTCGACGAGAGTTCAATACGCCTTGAGCAGTATTGTTGCCCGCCGTCAAGATGCCGCCCGAAGTGTATGCCCCATTGCCGACGACGTTAGTGCCTACCGGAGGGTTAGCGTCAGTCGTCACAAGGGTTAACGAGTTGACATCCGCAACAGCGCCGATCTTGTGTGTGCCGTTGGCCGCCGTGTTCCCGAGTACGCCGCTAATCGTAACGATGTCGCCGACGATGAAGCCGTGAGCGGCGGAAGTAATTTTAATTGGCGAAACGTTTGTCGCACCGGTAATCGCTGCCCCTTCTTCCCTACCTAAAAATAGGTCGGGAATGATCTTCAGAGTGCCGTAGCTCGAATTATACTCTGTAATACTCAAGCTCAAACGACCTCCGCCGACTTCTTGATTGAAAGTCGAAGAACCGGCGTTAGCTCTCGAAAAGTCAGAAATTTCGTTTACGACAGAAGGACCGGCAAAAAGTCGATAATCGGACTTAGTTCCTGACGCCTCGTACACGGCCTGAAGCAATGCGCGAAGGTCGGATTCGACCATTACGGCGGACCCTACGGAGTTGGACAGATCGAATCGACTGCCCGAAACAGCGAGAACGCTTGCGGGAACGTCGGCGACTGCGGCTGACGGGTCGGACCAAACGCCAAGTCCTTGGGACAAAGCCGTGACTGATCCTGAACCTGTGCGTTGCGAGGCTCCAGAGCCGATGACGGTTTCGAGCGAGCGTTTAAGCTCAAGCAAAGATTTCGCTTTACTGGCTGCCGTGAGACTTTCGCCCGGTGCGACTGAAATCATCTGAGCCTGACGTGAAACGGCATATGCGTTTCTGACCGTCTGGACACGATTTCCGAGTCGAACGCGAGAATTTATCTGATCGGTAAAGTCGGCCCCCGGAAATGTGAGGTCAACGCCATCGAGCGTCCCGGCTAGGTCCGGATTTGCGAGTACATCGGCCAACCATTCGGTCAGGACTGCCTTCGGCGCTGCACTTTGCTTAAGTGTTGAGTATAAAGGAGTTACGGTGGGCTCGACGAATCGGAGCGTGTTGGCGAGTGACTCACGCGCCCCTTGTGTTGCTGTTACGTTGAAACTTGTTGCGATAGCCATTGTGTTGTTTTCCTATTGAATTTTAAATGATTAAGTAAGTAATTCTGCGAATTGATCTGCTGATATGTTTCCTGCTGCAATCGCGTCCTTGACCCTCTTTTTCTGTCTGTCGTCCTTCGGCTGTGGCGGCGGAGCTACTGATTCTTCGAGCGTTGTCGGCGGAGTCTTTGCCGACCTCTTTTTGGCCGGCTTCTTCCCCTTCGACTCTGCCTTCAGAGCCTCGATCCCCTTTACCAGAGTAGCGGCTACGAAATCCCCGTTTGGGAGGCCGTCCAGCATCTGCTTGTACTGCGGGCCGTTTCTGACCTGCTGGTAAAGCTCATAACTTTCGCCCTCCTGCTCGGCTAAGAAAGTGAAGGTCGAACTCGTGTCCGTTGCCCACTGTTCCTTCGCCTGTAGGAATTGCGCCCGTTGCGGGATTTTCTCGGTAAGATACTCGTCTGCGGCTCCGAATATCTCGCGGATTTCATCTCCGCTGTATTCCTTGTCCCCGTCCTCGACGTAATCCTTTCCTAGATGTTGGACCGCCCATTTCTTTGCGGCGATGGCTTCCTGCCGAACCTTTTCCAGACTCGCCAGATCGGCTATCTCCTCAAGAGCTGGCGAGCCTTGCGGCGATGCCTGCTCCTGCGGTTGGGATTTCAAGGTGGCGATCTCGGCCTGTAAGGCTTCGACTTTCTCCTCGCTACCTTTGGCCCGGCTTGTCAACCGACTTACCTGTTTCAAAAGCTTTCCCAACCCCTTGGGCGGTTCTACTTCCGATTCCTCTTCGGCCTCTTCTTCGGCCTCCGATTCCTCTTCCGTTTCCTCTTCCTCGGACTTATTAGACTGTGAAAGAACGTCTTCGGCTTCCCCCTCCTCCGCTTCTGCCGTTTCACTGGCCTCGGATTCGGGCGTTTCCGGTTCGGGCGACTCTTCGACTCGCTCTATGAAAGAGTTAGCCAAATCTTCGACCGTGGTCGGATTGCCTGCGCTATTGTCTTCTGCTCCCGTTTCTTTACCCGGAGCCTCGGTAGTAATTGTTTCCGTATCCATATCTGCGTTTTAAGAAGTTCGCCGTCTTACCTGCGGACATCGTCCGCCAGATTTAATCTTAGCACTTTGGCCGGCTAATTTCTCAACGACTTTACAGGAGGTGGAAGGCGGACTTGTACGGCTCGTACTTGCCCTTGCTAGTCGGGTTGTGAGGGAAAAGTCGGATAGTCTTGACCTTTCCCGCCAGCTCCTTCGGAAATACGTACCATGTGCGAAAGTCCGGCTTGTCGACGTAGAGGGCCATGAAATCGAAAGCGTCCGGGGCGTATTGGGCCACTACCACTTTGAAGCCGCTATTTTCGCGGTAGGAAGTCCCCTTGATCTGAACTCGCTTCAGGCCGAGCCGGCTGTCCGTTATTACGTCGTAAGGCAAATAATCGCCTTCGGGCTGGCTGACCGATATGCCACGCTTGAGGCATTCAGTCGTAAAAAGACTTTCGTAGTAGCTGCCTTGGGCTTTGTTATTCGCCCAGTCAGCCGTCATTCTCGTCGTCGGCGTCGAGGTCCATGTCCGAGACGAAATCGACCACGTCTTCGTTCATCCACTGACCGAGAGCGTGTTCCATAATTTCGTACAGGGTATAATCCTCTAAGTCCGACTCCTCCAGATAGCGATTAAGCAAAGCCCGCACTTCGCGAGCGAATTGCTCATGCGGCGTGAGGCTAGTCTTCCTCGTCATGACTGAAGACGCGAATCAGCCTATCGAGGGCCGCGATCTCTCCGGCCAGTCGAGCCAATTTCTGAGGATTGTCGATCTGATCGGGCGACTGAAAATCCAGCATCGCCGTTTCCAGTTCGATACGAACGTGGTCCACGATGACTCCCCAGTCCTCGCGCGCGCGCATCTGATTCAAAGCTTGTTGCAAAGTCATGTCGTGAAAAATATTTTAGCGATTTGTGCGAGGATTAGGAAAAGCACGTCAGTTATAGCCTCGCGCTCTATGAAAAACATTGAAAAAACTACCAGCAGATAAAGCTCTTTCTGGACATGGCCCATCAACCGGTGGCCGGCACGTTGCCGGGCGGCGCTCCCAAGGCTCCCGTTAGAGCGTTTCTCTGTTGAGTCTGCTGGAACTCTAACTGCGAACTGTAGTTCTGAAGTCGGGCCGCGAATTGTTCGTCCGTCTGCATTCTCTCCTGAACGTCCGACGCAGGGATTTCTTCCGTACCCTGCAAGTACTGTTGTAGCATTTGCATTCTCAACTGTACGTTTGCATTCTCCGGAGCGTTGACGACCTGACCGCTGAAGATTTTCGCGATGTCCTCGCTCGTCTCCATGATCTCCTTGTTCGTCGCCTCTTGAGCGGGAGCTATCAATTTCGAGGCAAGCCCCGGATCAATTGCCTCTAGGAAAGTCTGGAGGAAAACGTCGTAGCGAGCCTGCCCGGTTCTATCGAACTGCGAAAGTATCGTGCCGACAGTCTCCAGCTTTCTGACGACCGCCGCTTCGTCGGCGTTGTTAGCATTCCATGACAGGCGAAAGTCGTAGTCGTCCGCAGCCTCGTCCATGAGGAGTTGAACGCCCTGCTCCGATCCCGTCACTCTGAACCACTGTTCCGGATTTCCATACTGTCTTTCCATAGCCCAGAACTGGCGAAGAACTTGTGTCCAACCATGCAGCCAGTTATTGACTAACGCTTGACGCATGACGTTAGCCTCGACCGCATCCGCCTCGCTAGTAGCCCTACCAGTGACTTTGTCCGCCAACTTCCTCAAATGCTCCTCCACCTCGGTCGAGGCCGGCGAATACTTCGGAATCTCCATGAAGCCGACTTCTCCCCGCCGGCGGACCGGTATTACAGAACCGGGTCCGACCTGTTCGGGCTTTCTTCCGATCAATACCTCCATTGGAGGCACGGTCGACATGCTCGCTCTGTCTCTTCGACTATCGATCTCTGTTTTTACGGCCAGCTGATAAGAGCGAAGTAGCTCGGGATAGCCCCGGCTATCGAACAGCCTGCGGCTCAAATGTTCGCGAGTAATCGCGACGAACGGATAGCCCGATCCGTACATGTCTGTAGTATACGTGGCATACCCTTCGACCGTCTCGCTGAAGATGGTAGTGGTGCAAATCGGGACGCCGTCCTCATCTATCTCCTTGCGATAGCAGGTAATGAGGCGAATCAATCCCTCGTACTGGTCGAGCGAGCCGTAGCCGCCGGAAACGTAAGTGTTGAACACTTCCGTAGACTGAGCGGGGAAACTCCCCTGAGTGTTCTCTATGCAGTCGTCGACGAAATCAGAATCCCAGTTTGCCGTCAGGACCATTTCCTTGGCCTGCTCGGGCGTGAGATAATGGACGCAGTAAATCGCTCTGGCGTTTTGCAAGTCCAGCACGTTCGAGTCCACTATCAAGTCGCGGCCCAGCTCGTAAGCCTTTACCGATGGGCGGTTCGCCGTAACTTTCTCCGAAGGAATTTCCGTAGTTCCATCCTTGCGAAGCTCGTTTATCATGCGAGTGATTCGCCCCTTGCGAAGAGTAGGGAATACTCCCTGAAGCATTTCCACTACCGTGTCCTTCATATCCGGATCGAGGATGGCCGCCGCTACTTCCGGAGCCTGTTGCTCGATCTCCGATATGGACAGAGGCTTGTAAATTCGTTTTATTTCCCGCTTCCAATAAACGCCCAAGAAGGCAATGCCCTGCTCAAGCAATAGATTCGCCGCGACTCCGGCTTCCCGTGGCAACTCCGACATCGAGTCCAAGCGCCAGCGCATGAAGTCCGTAACGACCTTCGCCGTTGTAATGTCGCCCGACTCTATTGGCGAGGCGAGCAGATTCCCCTTGTTGAGACTACCGGTCAATAAGGCCACGTCCCCGTCGATCAAAGGATTTATAAGATTTGCCTCTAAATCAGAGGCCCCAACCCAAGGGAAGGCGTCAGGGCCTTCCTTCTGGCCGTTGCGTCCCTTGCCCGGCCACTCGTTGCGACGACTCTCGCGAGCCTCTTCGGCCTTGCTCTGCCAATAACTAAGATTGTTCCGACAACGGTCGAGGTCGGACTTCAGGAAGTCTACGTCGGGGCTGTCGCGATCAAACTCCTGCACGTCTTTTTCAGTTTCGTCCATCAGCCTACCTTACCACTTTTTCACTTAATTTTCTCAATGCCTTGACCTCGATCCGCTGGATCGTGTCGTTCGATACGCCCGTGAAGTCAGCAATCTCGTCCAGCGAGAACTGGCGAGGCTCGCGGCCCTTCAGGATGGCCAAGCCCTCCTCCACCGTCATCGAGGTCAGGAGGGCGTCCAAACGGCGATCCCGCTCCGAGATCGTTTCAGACAAGTCGGTAGAGGCCCGGCTCATATTCGCATTCGATTACCTGCACTACGGCGTTCGCCCGGTAAGTGTAGCCCGGACGGACCACGCACTTAGCCAGCTCCGGGTCTTTCCGCTCTCCGAAGTATATCTGGATGAGCCTCGGATTCGGGAAGGGCTTCAGCACTCTCGCCTCGACCGGCTGCGGCTTCAGGTCCGGAGGAGGCGGCCTGCCGGACATTCGCTTGACTACCGCCTGACAGGTACTGCGAGCATAGCCGCTCTCGTTGGATAACTTGGTCCAGCTCATGCCCGCCTCCCGCAACGCCACGATCCTTATTTCCTCTTCCTCCGATAGTTTTCCCATTTTAATATCCTCCCGATTTTGTGGCCGCCATCGTCTCCTCCTCGAAATACTCGAATGCTCCCACCGAAAAATAACGGAGGAGGTCGATGTAGTCTTTTGAAAAGTCCTTGAGATTTCCCGGCTGATACTCCTGAAGGCAGGAAATCGTATTCTGACACTCCTCCGAAATCATCAACCTGGGCTTGTTCTCCAAACTCATGGGCTGATCCGATTTCCATGCCAGCAGGTTGTTGATAGCCTGCAAGCCAGTCTCGATGTCCAGCGCCTCCGCAGGATATACAGTAACGCCCTCGTCCGCCAAATCGTCTATGATGTTACTGCTGCCCTCCGCCTTCTGATAGCTTGCCGCCCCGAGCCTAGGGTCGATTATCCGATGGCATTCCCTATCCCCTTCCATCTCCCGAATGACCTCCACGTAGTCCAGAATGCCGTAGCCGTTCGGGTGGGCCGCCTCGCCGCCCCGCAGCTTGTCCCCGCCGGTCATGTCGATCCATGCCCCGAATGTTCCGAAGTCCGGAAATTCCTTTACGAGCCACGCCACGTTGTGAGCGTCCACCCCGACCAGTATGATGCTCCAAGGCTTCGCCCCGGCAGGATCGATTACCGTGATCCATGTCGCGGGATTGTTCTCCGGGTCGGACAAGATCGGAATCTTTTCAGGCTCCCGGTAGTTCTTGTCGGACAGGAGCGGGAAAATTTGACGCGATGCTTTGACCGGCACGCCGTATGCCCGGCAAAGGATTACGTCCCGCTTCTCCCCGTCCAAAGTAGCCTTCATCGCCTCCCATCCCCCGAACGGATTCTCCGCCGTATGAAAATATACTATCGAAGTGGCCTTCCGCAAAGGCTGCTGAATCAGAGGGACGGTCTGGCCGGGCAATAGGTCGGCCTCGCAGGACTTGAGCGTCCTAGCACCGGTAAGCAAACTCTTCACGGTGGGATTCCATCCGTCCACCGCCGTGAAACTGATCAAGCCCTTGGCGGAGCGAACTACGTCGTCAGCCTCCTTGTGCGAGCGTGTTATACAGCGATAACGAAGTGTCTCTACCCACGGCAGAGGCACAAGCTCGTCAGCCCAGTAGCCTATGTTGTGAGTGCCATTTACCGGGGGCTGCGGACAACCGATCTCCCCGCCCTCTATGGTGGAAATGTCTTGGCTCCAGTTCCGGAATACCGCGACACTCTTGTTGGGTAGTACGAACTTGGCCGCAGTAAAGCCGTTCTTGATCGAATACGTTAAGTATCCGGTCGGAGTTCTGCCGAGCCGCTTATGCTCCGGAAGAAGGTACTTGAATACGAGGGCCTGCTGGAACTGTATCGAGTTAGCCGAAGTTTCAGTCAAGCACCAGATGACAGTTCCGGGGTTTTCCGTAAGGCATTGGACCACTCGCTTGGCGCAAAATTCACTCTTTGAACTTCTGTTGCCGCCCATAAGGAGAAGCTCCGAGTGAGACTCCAACTGCTCGTCCGCCATCTTCCAAGGCTCCAGCTCGAATCCGAAATCATAAGGACTCTCCCGTTCCGCCGCGATGGCGGCCTCGCGCCGGTTGAAGTAGGATAGCACCTTCTCCGCAGACATCGAACGCATGTCCTCCGGGGAAAGCGTCGGAAGAGCCGGATGAGAAGTCCAGTTCAAGGCCATGTTCCCATTGTAACACGTACACGCTCTTTTGCGACGTTTAATGTCGCAGATCGGAGAGTATGCGGTATAATGGCGAGTATGGTAGTCCTACTAGATGCCGGCTTCCGACAGATGGCGCGTCATATGGCCGACGATAGGCGGAAGCGATGCAGAGAGCTTGGCCGGGTGGATCAGTCCACCGGGAAGGACGAAGAACAGAAAACCGATTGGGAGTTTATCGGGGCTGCCGGCGAGCTGGCCGTGGCTAAAGCCTTCAACCTTTGTCCGGACTTCGGCGAGGAAGCCGGCAAGGCCGACTTTAGGCTTCCGCCCAACAAGTTTAACCACATATTTGATTATAACACTTTAGACGTCAAAACCGTGAACCACGATTCGCGAGGTAAGAATCTGCTGGTCAAGGAATCCGCCGCACCTTGCGACGTCTACGTTCTAGTCGAGCATATCGGATTCTCTAGGTATAAGCTGGTTGGCTGGGCGAGCGGCGAGGAGGTTAGGAATACGCCGGTCGGCGAGGTTGTGGATGGATGCCACTTCATGGAGGCGGGCGAGTTAAATCGGTACATGGGAAGTCTAGCTCTGCCGGGGCAATTCCCCCCGCCAAGCGATCCTTTCCTGCTCCCGAGGAACTGACCCAATGGCCAATTGCAAAAATTTTTTAGAGGGACTCAATCGGTCGGGGCTGCCGGCCGCCGGCGATCCGGACCCCCCTCCCCCCCTGTCTGACCATGCACAATCCTTTCGTTGTGCAGTTCGTTATGCGTAAACCGTTGGCAGTCAACGCAAGCTTGGTTCGCACAATAGTGATTATGTCTAATCGTCCCTTTTGGTGCGTGTATTTATAAACTCTTTTAAACTACATGCACCGATTATATAGATATGCCTACTAAGAAGAAGCGAGTCCACTACGAGGCTAGGAATCTACCTGCCCAGATGACGGTCGAGGAGACTTGCCCGTCTGTCTATACTGCGGCAACGCTCAAGCAACAGCGTCCCGATGCTTACGCCGGGGTCGTCCAAGGTCTGGTCGAAGGTACGCCGATGACCCATATCAAGGCCCGCTACAAAGTTTCCCCGAATACCATCGCGGTAGTCCGAAGCAGGGAGAAGGCCATCATAGCTCAATGCAAACAGGTTCTTCAGGGGCTAATCGGATACGCCGCGCAATCCAGCGTGGAGAAATACATCGAGCGGCTCGAAGCCAACAAGATTCCTGATGGCGTGTTGCCAATTGCTACAGGCATAATGATAGACAAGGCGAGGCTGGCGGACGGCGAGCCTTCGCAGGTCATCGAGGTCAAGCGGACCATCACTCTAGACGAAGTGAAGGCCGAGTTGGATGAGATGAAGAAGGCCGAAGTCATAGAGGCGGAAGTGGTGGACATCAATGAAGACGATAATCCACGTCAACCAGCACAAGATAAAGCGTAATGCCAAGACCGGCGAACGCGAGCCGGTCCTGACCTGCAAGACCTACAAGTCGAATGACTATGCCCATGAGGTAATGATCGATGGGCCATGCCGAATAATCTACCGCCCGGACAAGCCTTTGAGCTGCGGAGCTAGGGTCTGGATCGAGACTGAATCCGAGGTCAAAAGAGTCGAGATGCCTACCGATCCGCCCAAGACCTGACCGGGTCTGAACCTGCTTGCCGGGTCTGAGGCTGACTGTCTTCCGGTCTGATCCTATAGTCGTACGCTTTCCCGTACAGGTCCAGCCTGCCTGCGGAGCGATGTCTTGGGAGTTCAAGTGTTTCGTTGCTTATGTCTTTAGCTATGGTAGTTCGTATTGCGGGACGAGCCGGCAAACCGGCAAACCTGCCCACCGCTCTACCGAGTGGGCGTATACAGGGAAAGCGAATTAGAGGGTTGACAGGTTGAGCTATAGGAGTAAAATAACTTTACAGCCCTACCGGCAATCCCGGCCATACATGGCCAGCCTGTTGCCTCCGATCAGACCGGCTTGGTCGGCAGAGGCCGTCTCGACAAAACGTTGTGGCCTCCTTAGAGGGTCCACAACGTCTCAACGTCCTACCGGCAGGCACTGGGTATGCAGTGATTGACTGGTAAAAAAGGGAGACTGGAGATAGCCGGAGAATAGCCGAGCGAAGCCCGTAGGGCGAGCCATGCCCGGACGTCCCGGCAGTCCCGGTCAGCCGGCAAAGCGTCAAGCGTGAACCGGAGGTCGGGGAGAGTACTACCTCCGGTTCACGGGTATGACGCTATGCGTTATAGGCGGGATGGAATCCGGGGAGCGGGGATAGCCTGTTAGCCGGGTAGCCGGGAGTCCGGGAGTCCGAGGACTCGCGGGCTTCCTTGCAATTCCGGAGGGCCGGGCAGGATTTACTAGAAAGGCTGCTTGCCGTCCCGCTTCCGCTCGTATGCTTCGAGGCGGGCGGGATGGTACAGGTCTTTCGGGTCGAGATCGCCCCGCTGCTTGAAGGTCGGGAAGGTCGTCTCTACGACGATGGAGGGCGGGCTGGCGGCGTACCGAGAGATCGGCTCTACCGTCAGGCAGTCGTCCTCCATATGGCGAGTGAGCATTACCTTGGCATCCGGGTCGCGGGCGAATGCCCCGGAGCCGGATGCCCGGTCGAGGGCGTCGACGTCCGACTTGTTGCCCTTCGAGTAGTGGTGGGCGTATACGATGGCCGTTTCCGTTTCCTCGGAGAAGCGTTCGATCTCTTGCAGGATGAGCATGACGTCGGAGACGGAGTTCTCGTCTAGGCCGGCGGCGGCTTTGTAGTAAGGATCGACTATGACTAGATCGTAGGCTTTCTGCTGGCCGGAGAGCAGGAGATGGTCCTTGAGGCGGGCAAACTCATAGCATGAGCCTCGCAGTGGCCAGTATTTGAAATTTGTCTGGCGTCCGGTGTTCAGGGCTTTCGATATCTTTTTCATTCGATACGAGGCCATCCGTCCAATTAGCTCGAAATCCATATATAAGACTCGGCAGGGCTTTACTACGTCGATGCCTAGCCAGCTCGTTCCTTGGGCGGCTGCTATACCGAGGTTCATCAAGGTCCAAGTCTTCCCGGCCTTCGACGAGCCTTCTACGGACATTCTGCATCCTTTCCAGAGTAGGTCTTTGAGGATTTCGGGCGGGGGCGGAAGCTCGGCCTCCTCCATGATCCGATCCCAGTCCCAGATGTCCGGCAAAGGCTTCGTGGCAGGCGGTAAGTCCGAGGGCTTCGCGACGTATGGCGTTTGCTCGGTATGGGTCTGATCGGCCTGCGGCGGGCCTGTCTGGCTGGGGACGGGAGGATGGTCTATAGCGTGACGAATGGCATCGTATAGCTCATGGTTGGGAGGAAGCTTCATTTAGTTGATTGGTCTGGGAAAAACATTCCACCGGTGTTAAATGACGAGAAGAATCAGTCCTCGCGTCCGTATTCATCATACGGCTCTATGCCCGGTGGAATGAAAAAGGATGGATTGTGGGCCTTTGCCGGGGCGAGAGCCGCCGGGCAGGCGAGAAAGTTGGGTAAATCGCTCGAAGGCCGGATCGCCTCCTAGCCGTTGCGAGGTATCGAGAAACTCGCGAGCCTTATGGGGCTGGCCGGCCAGCGAGTACCATGCATGAAGCGATTTGCCGGCTGAGAACGTAACGAGCTTCAGGGGAAGGATTTCTTCGAGGGCTAGAATCGGGCCTACCTGCTGGTCGAAGTCTACGCCGACGTCGTCCATTTCGTGGACCATGTAACGCCAACCACCCTCTGCGGCATGGACGGCCCTCCTCGAATCGGCCTGCTGCTTGAAGACGTTCGGGCAGATGAACTGGTACTCGGCTAGGTCCGGACAGCTCGACCATTCGAGGGCAGTCTTGACCGAGCCTTCGGAGTCGAAGGCGTTCCGGGCGATGGAAATCCATTCGTCCGGCTCGAACAGGTCGAGCAGGAGTTCGCCCGTCTTGTCTCCATATAGATAGTCCTGACAAGATTTTACCTTCAACATCTCCACCGAGCCGGCCTTGCCGTAGTGCTTTGCTACGTCGCCTGTCGCCTCGACCGTCTCCCGGCGTGGCCCTCGCCCGACGTCTCCGCGAGCTATTCGCTCATAAGCCCCGGCCAGAGCATTCGTCAGTTCGGCGGGCTGGAGGGGCC